AGCTAAACAAATGGATTTCCAAGAGCGGATGCGGGAAACTCAATATCAAACAGCTGTTGAAGATATGAAGAAAGCTGGCCTTAATCCTATGCTTGCTTATTCTCAAGGTGGAGCGGGTACCCCAACTGGTGCTATGGGTCAGGTCTCCACTGCAAAAATGGGTAATGCTATAGCTTCTGGATTACAGGGTTATCAAGCAATGTCAATGAACGAAGCTGATATTGACTTAAAAAAAGCTACTACAACTGGTACAACTGCCCAGACTCTTAAAACTGAGGCTGATACAATTCGTACCGCTGCAGAAGTTCAAAATATTCTGCAGACTACAAAAATGAATGCAGAACAAACTCGTAATTTGCAAGAAATGTTACTCAAATTACAACAAGAGATTAAAAACCTGAAGGCGACTGAAGGTTATACAACTGCGTCAACTGCCAAGGCCCAGGCAGAAACAACTAATATCAAAGCAAATATTGCTCCTTCTGTCGATCCATTTTGGTATCGTGATATTAAGAAAAATCTACCAACCCCTTCTAACGTATCTGATTACGTTAAAAATAAATACCTTCAACTGAAAGGCAAAAAATGAAAGCTCCATTTTTACGTACTACATATAACTATGACAAAGATGCTGCGTCAAATGAGTCAGGGTTGCATTGTGAGGATGCTTCCCTGGCTCAGCAGCATTTTAAAGACGAAACGGATATCAATAATATCCTTCGTCAATTCAACATCACCGGACTTTTACCCCAAAGTCCATTATCGCCTCGCTATGGCGATTTCACTGGCATTTCTGACTATCAGTCAGCTCTTAATGCTGTAATCGCAGCTGAAAGCGAATTTGAAGGCTTACCAGCCCAAATTAGAGCTCGATTTAATAACAATCCCGAGGAATTAATTAATTTCCTCGAAAACTCATCCAATAAAGATGAGGCAATAGCCCTAGGGCTAATACCTACTCCTGAGGCAAGCGTTCAGCAAATTATTGCTGAAAGTCCCTCAGAAAAAACGGCTGAATAGCCGTAAGCACAGTTACTTTACTTGATGTAACTGTGCTAGGTGACACCAAACCACAAAAACGTGATTAACTAAGGCCTAAATAAAATGAGAATATTGCAACGCAAAAGCATGTCAAAACGTAAACATGCAAATACCTTCCGTAGCCACGGAAAAAAAACTAAATCGGCTAATGTCCGATCAAGCCCTCAGCGTGGAGGCTGGAGGCTTTAAAAAAGCTCCAGACCACCTCACATGGCCTGTTATCACCCTTTATCCGCTGGACTCAGCGGATATTCAACCAACTTTGCCACCGGCAAAGTCTATCGTCGTGTCATTTTCAAACAAAATGACCCCGACATCGTTCAAGCCGTGTCATTGCCATGTGGTCAATGTATCGGCTGTCGCCTGGAACGTTCCAGGCAATGGGCTATGCGCTGTATGCATGAAGCCCAATTACATCAAAACAACTGTTTCATAACACTCACATATGACGACACACATCTCCCAAGCGATCAATCGCTTCATTACAGAGACTTCCAACTCTTTATTAAAAGACTCAGAAAACGATTTCCAACTACAAAAATTAGCTACTACATGGCTGGAGAGTATGGCGAAAATTTCGGCAGACCTCACTACCACGCCTGTATCTTCGGACTCGACTTTCATGATAAGAAATTATGGAAACGGACTTCCTCTGGTTCTCTCATATATAGATCCAGTGACCTTGAAGCTCTCTGGCCATTTGGTTATTCCTCCATTGGAGACGTTAACTTCGAGTCAGCTGCTTACGTGGCTCGATACATTATGAAAAAACAAACTGGCAAAGAATCTATGAAACATTATCAGTATTCAGATCTTGAAACTGGAGAAATAGTCCAAATGACGCCTGAATTTAACAAAATGTCTTTAAAGCCTGCTATAGGGCTTAACTGGTATAAAAAATACAAAAATGACGTATTCCCCCACGACTATGTCGTTTTAAGGGGTCAAAAAATAAAACCTCCAAAATACTATGACCAACTTTATAAAAACGACAATCCTTACGAATACGAACAAATTATTGCAAACCGTGAAAACGGTGCTAAACTCAATCACGCAGATAACACTTACGAACGACTGGCCGTTAAGGAACAGGTCGTAACTGCTAAACTGCGTAAATTAAAACGAACACTCACTTAAAGGAAACCTCATGAAACTTATCCTATGTTCTGTAAAAGATCGCGCTGCGGATGCCTATGGCCGACCAATGTTCGTTCCTAGCTCCGGCGTAGCTATTAGGAGCTTCTCAGATGAAATCAATCGTAATGCTGATGACAATCAACTTTTCAACCATCCCGATGATTTCGATCTTTACGAGTTCGGAGTCTTTGACGACAACTCTGGCTTATTCGATATCTATGAACAGCCAAAACTATTATCACTTGGTAAACAAGTAAAAATTACTAACTAAACAAACCGATAGGAAAAGGGTAACCTTTTCCATCGGAAAACAAAAAGGTTAAACAACATGCATCGCAATCAATCAGTAAACCTTCATCAATTCACTACAATTCCTAAAGCGGACATACCCCGCTCAAAATTCGACTGCCAATCAACTCATAAAACAACATTCGATGCGGGTAATTTAGTCCCTGTATATGTAGATGAAGTACTCCCTGGCGATACATTTAACCTAAATATGACGGCATTTGCCCGTCTATCAACACCGCTATTTCCAATCATGGATAACATGGTATTGGATAGCTTCTTCTTTTTTGTCCCTAACCGCCTAATTTGGTCAAATTGGCAAAAATTTATGGGACAACAACAAAATCCAGGAGATTCAATCTCTTATGTCATTCCACAACAGGTGTCACCGTCTGGAGGCTATGCAATAGGCTCTTTGCAAGACTATATGGGCTTGCCAACTACCGGTCAGGTCACTGCCGGTCAAACTGTAACGCATTGTGCCTTTTGGCCACGTGCTTACAATCTAATTTGGAATGAATGGTTTCGGGACGAAAACTTACAAAACTCTGTAACTGTAGATACCGGTGACGGTCCGGATACAGTTTCAAACTACACTTTACTTAAACGTGGAAAACGCAAAGATTATTTTACATCTGCGCTACCTTGGCCTCAAAAAGGAGCTTCTGTAACATTACCTTTAGGAACTCAAGCACCAATTTTGCGTAATAACAATGCGGGAGCATGGAAAGTTTATGCTGCTGGTACAAATACCCCTATTACTGGTGCAAACGTAGAAACCGATGTCGCTGGTACATTACGTGCTTTGCCTGGTGCTCTTGCCTCACTAGATCCACAAGGAGGGCTTTATGCCGACTTATCTGCTGCAACAGCTGCAACAATTAATCAATTACGTCAATCATTTCAGATTCAAAAGCTACTTGAGCGTGATGCTCGAGGTGGTACTAGATATACTGAGATTATTCGCTCTCACTTTGGCGTTATCTCTCCTGATTCTCGCTTGCAACGGCCTGAGTACCTCGGAGGCGGTTCAACGTCGGTCAACATTAATCCGATCACTCAAACAAGTGCTACTGGCCAAACTGGCGCGTCAACCCCTTTGGGTACACTTGCTGCTATGGGTACTGCCCTGGCTCATAATCATGGATTTAGCCAATCGTTTACTGAACATGGCGTAATTATCGGTCTTGTGTCTATTCGTGCCGACCTTACTTATCAACAAGGACTCCACAAAATGTGGAGCCGTTCTACTCGTTATGATTTCTATTTTCCAGCATTTGCAATGCTTGGAGAACAATCTGTACTTAACAAAGAAATCTACGTAACTGGTACTGCTGGCGATGACAACGTCTTTGGATATCAAGAGCGTTGGGCAGAGTACCGATATAATCCTTCTAGGATTTCATCATTGTTCCGTAGTACAGCTGCCGGAACTATTGATGCCTGGCACTTAGCTCAAAAATTTACTGCAACTCCTACATTAAACAACACATTCATTACCGAGAATCCACCGGTTTCTCGTGTACTTGCTGTAGGTGCAGCTGCTAATGGCCAACAATTTATCTTTGATTCTTTCTTTGATGTAAAGAAAGCTCGTCCAATGCCAATGTACTCTGTACCTGGCTTAATCGATCATTTCTAATGTTAGCCCAAGCTCTCGGCGGTGTTCTAGGATTTATAGGACAACAGCAAACTAATCAAAAGAACTGGGATATCTCCCAGGCTGCTAATGCTGCCAGTGCTGAACAGGCAGCTAAACAAATGGATTTCCAAGAGCGGATGCGGGAAACTCAATATCAAACAGCTGTTGAAGATATGAAGAAAGCTGGCCTTAATCCTATGCTTGCTTATTCTCAAGGTGGAGCGGGTACCCCAACT